CAGAGTAACCATTAAGAGCATTAAGAAGTAAATAATTAGGTATTGAACCATTATTAAATATAGCTGATTGGGAAGCTTCAGCTAAAGAGTTAGGAAGAACATCTACTAAACCATTTGTAACAACATCAGCTGTTACAATATCTTCTCCATCAAAAAATCCCATAAGTCACCCACTATCCTCTAGCTGCTGGTGCTCCAATACCTATCTTGGCTTCATTAAGTACATCTTTAATATCAAGATCTGTTAATCCACCTGGAGCAATTAGGTTTTCATCTGTAGTACGCCTAATAGAGAAACTATCAGCCATAATTTTAGCTAATTTCTGTTCTGCAGTACGAGCAAATCCATCAGTTTGGGCTGCAAATAACTCTTTCTGCTTACCTATTACACCAGTTACAGAAGAACCATCTACAATATTACTAGTTTGAGCTAATTCAGTTTTCTCTTTCTGCTCTAACAAATCTACTTCGTTTTGTAGCTTCTCTTTCTGTTTACCAATTAAACCAACAACAGGATTAGAAGGATCTGTAAGAGTAATATCATCAGCAGTTTTAGCTCTCTCTGCCCATGTCTGAGCTTCTATTAATGGTTTCTTAAGCTCCTCTTGTTCTATCTGTGCCTGTAAGAGATCACCTTTAAGTTTCTCATTAGAAGCTTGCTGCTCTAATACCAATAATTCAGCATTAATCTTTTGTATTTGAGCATCAATTAATTCACCTTTATTATATGACTCTCTCCAACCCAAAGCATATGCAACAGCTTGCTGCATAATTGCTTGTATAGATGCTACATATACCTTGGTATATTCTGCTCCTCTAATCCTGTTTAACTCATATTCTTGAGTTAAATGAGCAGCATTGGCTTCCATTAATTGATCAAATATACCTGATCCACCAATGTCACCAACGGTAATTTCTTCAATAGGAGGAGTAGTTGGAGTAGCCATAGGTTTAATCTATATTGTTATGTAAAGCTTGCTGAGCAGCTAAATCTTTCATTTCTGAAGGAGTTAGATTAGGCAATACTTCAATATTTAACTCTTTTTCAATAAAACCTTTACGAACTTTATTACCTCTACGATCAGTAATAGTCTTAAATTGTGATATTTCTTCTCTTGCATAGCTTGCAAAATCATTTTAGGTACGTAATACCCATTCTCTGCGGTGAAAGGAATAAACTTTTTAAGAGTACCTACTATACTGTTAGAAACAGTATAAATCTCACCTTCCCATTCTGATTTATTCTTATTCATACAAGAAACACGAACTCTAATTAACTGGTTAGCTTCTTTACGAAGTCTTCCTCTACGTTGTGTAACTGTTTCATGTTTCTGTGAGGGAGAGCCAATAACTGTTTTGCCATTGGCTTTAACACGTATTGTAGTAGGAACTGTACTGATATCTGTAACAGGTTTAACAGCTTCTACTGGAATATCTGGGATTACTACTGGTTCTTCCACTTTAACTGGAGTGGGGTTCATACCAGCTTCTACAATCTCTTTCATCTTCTTAAGACCAGCTCTATGGTGATACTTAAGTCCCATAGTATCTGCACGTTGTTTAAGTAAATTAATCTCTTCTTGATCTTCTGCAGATGGTTTAGGGAAATCCTTTTTCTTCTCAGTCATGTTATTTACCTCTATCTTGTTAAGCGGGGTGATTGCCCGCAGAGTTATACCTCTGTGAATTAAAAAGTCCCCCTACGGCTACGCCTTCGGGGGACCCTATCTTACTAGTAACTAGAACTCTTTAGAATTCAGCTACAGACTTACAGAGAGCAATACGTTCAGGCCGAAGTACCATGAAGCCGTAGTACCACTTGATGCTCATAAAACCCTTCTCACCATACGGATCATTAAGATCTGCAATGTCTTTACCAGGTTTCTTGCTAGTAATGGTAAATTTCACTGTTTTACCATTGGTTTGGAAACCAATAGTAGTGAAAGAAGCACTACCAACAACAAGCATTGGGAACACATCGTAGTTACCACCAGTTTCACGATAACCATCGTTAGTAGTAACAGCAGCACCTTCACCAGCCCAATGCATCATCTCAGGAACTACAATGATACGGAACTGATCTACAGTACCAATCTCACCACGAGCTACAGTACCTGCAGCAGCATACTTCTCAACAGAGATGAATGCCTGATTACCAAACAGATCAGTCATACGCTTAACCATTGGGATAAGCTCTGAGCCGATGTACATGTAGCGAGCACCATTGATAGTACGGGTATCTACCATACGAGAACCAGTGATAATCTTGGTTGACTTAGGAGTACGATTGTCATCCAGGTCAATAGACAATTTCATCAGGTCTTCATAGGTAATCAATGAAGTAGTAGCACCATTCTCACCAGTAATCTCACCAGTAGAAGAAGCATCACCACCATAACGAATAATTCCAGCACTACTAAGCAAGTCAATCTGCAAAGAGTCCTCAGTCATTTCGTTAGCACCATTGATCATTTCACGGTGAATATGCATATCCAGTTCAGCATCTGAATCAAAATCCAGAGATTCCTGAGTATATTCATCGAAGAAACCATACTTTTCCAGGCTACCTTGTAGTTCAATACGCTTGAAACCTACACGGTTAACTCGACCACCATTCTCAGAAAGAACAGGTAGTTTGCCAGAAATATTACCTACGTCTTTAGATGAACCATACAAATTACCTGATTCAGGTACAGCATTACCAGCAGCGTGACTAACATCATCAACAACCCATGCAGGATCTAAACCTGTAATAGCAGTTACAGTATCATCATAGGTAGTAACAAATACACCTAGACGTTTGAAGATGTCATTAGCAGCTAATTTAGCAGCAGCAGTAGCTGCAGCATCATCAACACCTTCACCTACAGCATAGTAAGCTACCCAACCATTACCAGTATCAGTAACTTCTGGCATTTGTATGATAATAGTAGCTTCCATTTGTGTAGAAGCTTCATTAGCATCAATACCTTGATCATTAATATTTGCATCATCAAGCAATGGCAAATAGTGATACCGTTTAATAGTTTTACCCATATGTTTCGGCATGGATTCAACATCAGCAAGCTGAGAGAAGTACTGTTCTTTCTGTGCTTCAATCAGTGCTTTCTTTTTGTAGTAATCAGTACGAATCTGACCACCGATATCCGATGGATCAGCATTAGTTGGATCATTATATTCCCTAGTCATGACTATTCACCTTTAAATAAAGTTATAAAAATTGACTACTGGAAACCTTCTCAAACTCTTCATCCGACATTGCTAATGGATTAAAGTCTGGAGATTTAGCACCAGAAGTACTCTTAGTAGAGCTAGCAGCTCGTTTACGTTCTTTCAGCTTAGGATCTTCTTTCTTCGATGTAGGTTTAGCATTATCAACCAAGCTAGTATCAATCTTTTCCTCTTCATCATTTGTAGAGGTATTGAAACCACCATTAGCCATTATTGCATCACCTACGTACTTATAAGCCTCTATATCTGTCATGCCTTCCATCCTACCAAGCATTCTTTCACGCTCAATAACGGCATTAATCTGGTTATAAACACCTGCATCTACATGTTCGTTAATAACCTTAATCAGACTAGGATTCTCATAAAGTACTTGCTTACTAGAATCATCCCACTTATTGCTGATAATACTAAGTGTATCTTTGAATGTCCTGGTATCACGTATTTCATCCAGAACACCATCAAGCTCTACTTCTTTATCATCTACAGTGTAAGCAGTTGGTTTGTATTCACTATCTTTTTCAGTATCAATATCTAGTGGATCAACTCCACTATCTTTGACCAGTTTATTAATTGCATCTGGATTTTTTTGATCTAGATCAATTAAATAACTTAACTTACTTTCATCAAGTAAATTATTCTTTTCGAGCATCTTTAATAATCTAAGATTGGGCTTTAAACCAGCCATCTTCTTATTATAGTTTGCTCCCATCTTCATTAATGTCAAAGCATCTTCGACACTATCAATCTGCATATCCTTTCCATTTGCACGGAAAGAACCAGTTAATTTCTCATATTCAGCCTTATAATCTATTTCCTTGGCTTCATCTTCCAGTTTTTCAGTAGATTCTGCATCTGCCTTTTTCTTTGCAGGTTTACGTCCTCTACGCTTTTCTTCTGTATCTGTTGTATCTTTAGATTCTTCAAAAGCATCTGTATCTTTTGCTTCCAAATCTGGCTGTGTTTCTTCTTCAGTTTCGGAAGCTTCCTGTTCTTCTTCTGAATCATCTGTAGTTTCCTCAGATTTATCTTCTTCCTCATTCTCTTCAGCAGGTGGAATTAACTCATCGTCAGACAATAGAAGCTTCTCAGCCTCTTCATCTGACATATCTAGAGGAGAAATCTCCTCTACTTTATCCTCATTTTCAAGATCAGTGCTCATTATGCAACACCTTCTTTCCTGAGTTCATCAAGAGTTTCCCTATGATCTTCTAGAGCTTTCTCAGCCATTTTCCCAAATTGCATCATAGTATTAAAATACTGTCGTAAATAACCAATAGAATCAATAGACTTAGTTATCTGTGTCTGTTCTTCAATTCCTTGCATAGAAGGCTCTGCTTTAAGTAGAACTAACCTGCTAGCTTCCTCTTTAAAGTAACCTTCCAGGATAATACTAGTAAATTCAGGGTTTTTAGTCAATTTTTCTAATGATTCTTTCCCATTAATATGTAGTTCTGCTTGTTTAATACTTAATTCTACTGATTCTATCTGTGTATCTATGTCCATTACTGTGTCCTTCGGCATTACCCGTAAGTTATTCTATTAGGCAGAATTGCCCTCTTTCTTTGGTTTGGTAAGATTATCTACCACTTTCATTTTAGTATTAGCCCTAGCTTGCTCTCCCACTTTCTCTAGATCTCTCTCTTGAGAAGTACCAGTTTCTTGTTCTACGTAGTCTAGATCAAGTTTATCTGCTTTACTCTGGGATTCATTGGCTTTAGCCCCTTCAGTACCTACTTTAGCTCTATCTAGAGCAGCTTCTGCTGTATTCTCCTCAGCCTCGGAGTTTAATTTATTAATCTCTGCTTGTAGCTTAGCTAGCTCTAGTTCCTGCATCTTTTCAGCTACTGGATCAGGTTTAGGAGCAAATTCAGCTATTTTCTGTGCTAATACTGGCATTTTCCTTAATCTAGCTATCTCAGATAAGATTATTTGAGAAAACTCTGTTCCCATGTGCTGAGAAGTAGTCTGAAGCATGAAAGCTAACTCCTGAGCCTTATCATTGTCTGCTTCAGCAGTACTAATAGTCAGTCTAAGATCAAAATTACCTGCTAAATCATCTCTTTTAACAGGAATAAATTCATTATTTGTAGCTCGTATTACCTCTTCTTCATCCAAGAAAATAGCATTCATAGCCATAATCTTACGACCAATATCAGTAATACCCTTAGCTAAACGTCTTAATATCCCTAATTCTCTCTTAGAAGTAGCATCCATAGCACTACGTACACCAGTGGCTGTAGAACCAAGAGATTCCCCTGAGATACCTTGTGAGAATGCCTTTACGCCTGTTAGAGCTTCAGCCTCCTGGTTTTGTAGTTGTAACATTAAACCAGCAGATTGTGGTATTTCAGGGAAGGTATTCATATGAAATGCTAGCCTAGGATCTACTTGAGCATTAAACTCAAAGTCTAAACCACGGTCATATTTCCGCTTATTGGTGATATCCAGAGCATCCTTACGGGTACCTGTCTGCCCATTAGCAGACCTACCCATAATATCTATCATTCCTCTGGTT